CCTAATATTATCGATACTGAGCATAGTGAAATACCCCAAGAACATAAGTGTGGACATCTTCTGGCACTTGATAACGGTAATTATGCTATTCAGCCTAATAATCGTATTCTTTGGAACGTGCCTAGCTTTACTACTTCAACACATTGGCCTGACTATAAAGTTCAAACTTCTTACTGGAATGTCGAAAATAAAGATTTTATATCTGAAGATAGCGACAAGATGTTCTACGAAATAAATAAAAAATAATTTTCTTTTCTTTTATAAATTTATTTGTATAGTGACTGTCTCAAACCATAACAACGAGGCTACTATGGCTAAAAAGAAAAAATCTTTCGAGAGTATAGTCGAAAGCATAAGAGACAAACAAGCTGAAATAGATGATCTTCTGAACGATTTAGAAGATAAATATAACTCTGATACTGATTCAGGATCCAATGATCAAGACGATTGGTCAGACGATGAAGATGATTCTGACGAAGAATAAATAAACTTTTTTGTTTACCCTAGAGCTTATAAACTCTAGGGTATACGAATGATCAACATTACAATATTACTTCCTACACGCAAGCGAGTAGAAACTTTAAAAAAATCGATAGAGTCATTAATTAAAACTTCTAAACACCCCGATAAGCTACAATTTCTATTTGCTGTGGACGATGATGATATTGATACTATAAATTTTTTAAAGTCAACATCGTATCCTAATCAAGGCGTACTTACTTTTAAACCTATGGGATATGAGAACATTCATAAGTATAATAATACTTTAGCTCTTTATAGTCATGGTAAATGGTTAATGTTCTTTAACGATGATGCGATAATGACTACTCAAAATTGGGATACTAAAATAATGGACCGTGGATCCAATTTTCGTGTGTTACGTGTAAGAGAACAAACATCACATCCTTATGCGATATTTCCAATCTTTCCTAGAGATTGGTTTATGCTACTAGATCATATTAGTCTACATGGTCAAAATGATGCGTGGATCAGCGAGATAGCTTATAGTTTAGATATTATGAGAGATATAGATATAGATATAATACACGATAGAGCTGACATTACTGGTAATAATAATGATGAAACTTTTAAAGCAAGAAAATATAAAGAGGGAAATCCTAACGACACTAATGATCTTCATAGTGAACGTATGCAAAATTTAAAAATAAAAGATATACAAAAAATAGCATGGTACCTAGGAAAAATAGGTCAAAAATCAGAAGCATGGGAATTAGTATTAGCTAAAAAAAGAGATCCCTTTATAAAATTAAAAGAATTGTTTAATATATATAATCAAAAAGGTGCGATAGGAGTAGGACAACAAAATGCTAGAACAGACAGTAAAACAGAAGTTGAACGAAGCAATCACACTTTATCAGAAAACTAAAGATAAACGTGCGCTTGAAGCTATAGAATTTTTTAAAAATCTTTTAACAACTAATGTATCTCGTAAAAATTTATTATCATATGCTAAACATATGTACCCGGGATACAAGGATCCTGCGCATATACAACTTATTGCTAAAAATTTAGAATTATTAGAAGCGGGAGAAATTAAAAGACTTGCGGTCTTTATGCCACCACGACATGGAAAATCTATGTTATGTAGTGAGTTTTTTCCCGCATGGTATCTTGGAAATAATCCAAACGAATTTATTATACAAGCGACTTATGCTCAAGAGTTAGCAGATGACTTTGGTCGTAAAGTAAGAAACCAAGTTCAATCGCCGGATTTTAATAAAGTATTTCCACAAGTAGGATTACGTTCTGACTCTACAAGTGCAAAACGTTTTCATACGATGCAAGGTGGAACTTATAGTGCAGTCGGTGCTGGAGGAGCAATTACAGGTCGAGGTGCGCATTTATTAATTATAGATGACCCTATAAAAGGAAGAGAGGATGCGGAGTCAGAAGTTCAACGTAGAAATTTAATTGATTGGTATAAATCAGTGGCATACACACGATTACAACCTGGTGGTAAAATAATATTAATTCAAACACGATGGCATCAAGACGATTTAGCTGGTTTCATTTTACAAGATTCACAAGAGAAGTGGAAAGTTCTTGATCTACCCGCCATTGATGCTGATGGTAATGCATTATGGCCAGAAGCTTATTCTATAGAAGATTTAGAAAAAATAAAAAATACAGTAGGTCAACGAGTATGGCAATCTCTTTATCAACAACAACCTTCAAATGAAGAAGGTTCTATTATTAAAAGAGATTGGTGGAATATATATAACGAAAAAAAAATTCCAGTATTAAGTTATGTGCTTCAATCTTATGACACTGCATTTAGTACATCGTCAACCGCTGACTTTAGTGCATGTACCACATGGGGAGTTTTTACAGCACGAGATCAAGAAAATAAACCTTATGCTGCATGTATATTATTAGACGCATGGAAAGAAAGATTAGAATATCCAGATTTAAGAAAACGTGCACAAGAGAGTTATAGAGAATGGATGCCCGATGGAGTGCTCATTGAAAAACGAGCCTCGGGTCAATCTTTAATACAAGATATGAGAAGATCAGGTGTTCCTGTTATTACATTTTCTCCTGAACGAGATAAAGTTTCAAGAACACACGGAGTTGCAAGTATGTTTGAAGGAGGATTAGTCTTTACACTTGATAAAGAATGGACTAAAGACGTAATAGAGGAATCTGCTCAATTTCCTTACGGAAAACATGATGACGTACATGATACTTGTGTACAAGCTCTTATGCGAATACGAGAAGGATTTTTGGTAGTACACCCGGATGACCCTGAAGAAGATTATGACGAAAAAGTTACAAAATACAGGAAACACAAACGTTATTACTCTTAACGTTTTTAATAGAAAGCCATCATCACGAGTATTAGCTCGTCATGAAAATGATAAAGTTATAGATTGTTTACACAGTGCTGCTATAGCTATTACAGATAGAATGGATCTAAAAGGATATGCCTTAGTAGCATGGGATAAGAAAGGAACTCCTTGTATATCTTACTATGCAGATCACCCTGAAAACCCTATATCTGATATGATGATTCCTAGCTTTACACAAACTTGTTTTCAAGGTATAGTTTCACAAAGATTATCGAAACCGGAGGATTTAGATGGCGAAGAATAATAAACAATATGGAATAGAAGATGTAAAAGCTTCTAATAAAAGATTTTACGAAAAGTTTCCAAGTGCTAAAGAAGATGCTGCTATGCTTAAAAGAGCAATGCAAGATAATGGAAATGATATTGTAAAACAAGTAGATCAAGAAAAAGTTGATCGTGAAAATTTTATGCAAGGTTTAATTGGAATCAAACCACAAGGGATCATCATTAAAGAAGCTGATGATGATTAAAAAAATAAGTACCAAAAAATTAGAAAAAGGTTTAATGCCTTCTAAGTCTAATATGAAGAAAAAAAATGGTAAAAAAAACTCCAACTGTTGATTTAATAGACGAAGGTATAGCACTTCAAGGTGATTACTATTTAACTCCAGAAGAAAAAGATTACATTGAGAAAGAACAACAAAAAAATAAAGGTAAAGACCTTTACTTTAATCCTGATATTAAATATATAGGAAGCATTGAATCATTTGACGAAAATGGTTTTAAAAAAGGTCAAGATAGATCAAGAGGTTAATTATGGCAAAAACAACTAAAGAAGTTACTAAAGATATTTTAGATGTAGAATTTGAAAATATATCAAAATCAAAATTATTTGATGATGAAGGATATATGGAAGATCAAGATTCATCAAGAGAAGATGATATGGAAGATGATATGGAAGAAGATTCAGATGTTGCTGAAGTAGTTCCTATCTCTAAAGAAAAAAGTCCTTTAGAAAAAGATGTATACCCTCAAGGTCGTAGAGAAAGATTCCAAAATAAAGATAAACCAAATCCTTACGATAAGAGTAAAAAAGTATGAAGATGTCAGCGGGTTCAGGTTCAGGTTTAGGTCGTTTACAAAAGTCTATGAATATTAAAAAGCCAAAAAAGAAAAATGGCAAAAAAAAGTAATCCATACGGAACTGGTTTATTTTTTAAAAGGACTAAAAAGAAAAGACCTGGAAGACATTCTAAAAGACCAAATAAATCTGTGAGTAAAAAAAAATATAACGGACAAGGTAGAATATGAGAAAAGAAAATCCAATTAAGACTTCTGTAAAATCTGGAAATTTTAGACCTACTAAATCTGGTGCTGGTATGACACGTAAAGGTGTTATGGCATATAGACGAGCTAATCCAGGTTCTAAATTATCAACAGCAGTTACAGAAAAAAATCCTAGTGGTAAAAGAGCTTCAAGAAGAAAATCTTATTGTGCAAGATCAGCTGGTCAAATGAAAATGTTTCCTAAAGCAGCAAAAGATCCTAATAGTAGATTAAGGCAAGCTAGAAGAAGATGGAGATGTCGATAATAATTAAAATATTAAATAAATTTAATTCTTGGTTATCTTACAAATTATGGAGATACGAATTAAAACAAAGAGCTAAAAGATTTAAAGACGAGACCTGTAAATGTAAAAAATAATAATTATATACTTATTAACAATAGGAGATAATTATGTTTAACCCTTTAGATTATTTAGATTATAGTAAAGTTAAGAGCTTCTGGACTGACTATAATCAGAAAGTTCAAAAGTTCTGGAAAGATGCTTTTGAAGATTACAAAGCAAACTTCTCAAAATAAGATCCTTTTTGATTGTTTAATCACTGGAATAATTAGCTTTATTCCAGTGATTTTTTGTTTTATACTATACGATAGATGTATAGGGTATGAACCCGGAGGTATTAAACAATGAAAAAAACAAAAACACAAAATAAAATTTCTAAAGTTATGAAAGAATATAAAAAGGGAGAACTTAACATTGGAAAATCAAAGAAAAAAGTTAAATCAAAAAAACAAGCTATAGCAATTGCTTTATCAGAAGCAAGAAAAGGAAAAAAATAATGAAAAAAAAGAAAAATAAAAAATCTTTTCCAGATATGTCAGGTGACGGTAAAGTTACTAAAAAAGATATTTTAATGGCAAGAGGAGTAATTAAAAAAGGAAAGAAAAAGTAATGCCGTTGGCAAGACCTAACTTTCCACAACAAATTAGTAAACCTATGAAAAAAAAACAAGGACTATACGCAAATATAAATAGAAGAAAAAAATTAGGAATTAGTAGACCTAAATCTAAATCTACTATATCTGCTAAAGCATATGCAAATATGAAAGCAGGATTTCCTAAACGTAAAAAGAAAAAATAATATGGCACTTGAAGTTGAACTAGATAAAAAGAAACTGCAATATACTGATGATGAAGGTAAGAAGATTACTGTCGACATTAATGAAGATGAAACTGATAAAGCTGAAGAAGCTTTTGAAAGTGATCATTATGAAAATCTTGCAGAAACTTTAGATAGTTTTCAAGTTTCAAGAATTGGAAAACAATTAATTACAGCTTATGAAGATGATAAGTCTTCAAGAAAAGAATGGGAAGACCAATACTCTAAAGGTCTAAAGATGTTAGGTGTAATTGTTGAAGATAGAAACGATCCATTTCCGGGAGCTTCTGGAGTACATCACCCATTACTTGCAGAAGCTGCCACACAATTTCAAGCTAGAGCTATTGCAGAGTTATTCCCTGCTGGTGGGCCCGTGAAAACCCAAATCATTGGTAAGATTACTGATAAAAAAATAGAACAAGCTTCACGAGTTGAAGATTTTATGAATTATCAACTTACTACACAAATACCTGATTACTTTAATGAATTAGATCAAATGTTATTTTATTTATCATTATCGGGTTCAGCATTTAAGAAAATATATTTTGATGATACGTTAGATAGAATTTGTGCAAAATTTGTACCAGCAGAAGATTTTGTAATTGCATATCAAAATACAGATTTACAAACTGCTGAAAGATATACACAAGTAATGAAATTATCTGTAAATGAAATTAGAAGATACCAAGTTGTGGGATTTTATAGAGATGTTGCTTTATCTAAAACACAAGGCGATTTAAATACAGACGATCAAATTCAAGCAACACTTCAAAGATTAGAAGGTATGTCTCCATCATCTGCTGATAGATTACATACTATTTTAGAAATGCACGTAGATTTAGATTTAGGAGAAGATAAAAATGGAATTGCATTACCATATATTGTTACAATTGATTATGATATGCAAATTGTATTATCAATTAGACGTAACTGGAAAGAAGAAGATCAATTAAAACGTAAAAGAACTTATTTTATTCATTATAAATATTTACCAGGTTTAGGTTTTTATGGATTTGGTTTAATACAAATGATCGGCGGTCTACAGCATGCGAGCACTGGAGCTTTAAGAGCTTTACTTGACTCAGCAGCATTTGCAAATTTAAATGGTGGATTTAGAGCTAAAGGAGCAAGAATTGAAGGTGGAGATTTAACTATATCTCCGGGAGAATGGGTAGAAGTAGAAGCTTATGGAGATGATTTAAGAAAATCATTTATTCCACTTCCATTTAAAGAACCATCTCCTACTTTACTTCAACTTTTAGGAGTAATGACAGAATCAGGTAGACGTTTTGCTTCAATCGCTGATGCGATGGTAGGTCAATCTGCAGGATCTGGTCCAGTAGGAACTACTATTGCTCTTATAGAACAAGGTTCTAAAGTATTTTCTGCTATACACAAACGATTGCATCAAGCTCAAGGTAGAGAATTTAAATTAATTTATGAAATAAATGGAGAATATTTAGACGATGAATATCCATATGAAACAATTGGTGAGAAAAAAATCATTAGAAGAAAAGATTTTGATCAAGCAATTGATGTTGTACCAGTATCAGACCCTAATATTTCATCTTCCGCTCAAAGAATAGCTTTAGCACAGACTGGACTTCAATTAGCACAACAAGCTCCACAGATTATTGATGTAAAACAAGCTTATAAAAGATTTTTACAATCGTTAAATGTACCTGATTATGAGAATTTAT